CCTTGAACGTGTTGCTAATTTAAAAAGTATCATTGCTCAAAATTACAAAAATAGTTTTCACTTTTTAATTCATTCACAAATATTTTACTATTATTTTTTATTTCTTTTATTTTTTCTTCATCTGTTAAACTTGACTTATGTTTCTCGTTATAGTCCATAGCATACAGATATTCTTTTGTATTTTTAAGGTGTTGGTAAGGTGATCGTGTAAAATCTGCCTTGTATATTCTATGCGAGTAACCAGCATGCTCGTATCCATAACGACCATAAGCTGAGTTAAGATAACCTACTTTACTTAATACCTCTTTTGTTAAAAACATAAATACCCCTCCGCAATCACAATAATGTTCAACATTGCCTGTTTGAGCCAGTACCTTATGTTTAGTATCTAAAAATAACAAATGATTTTCTTTTGAGTTAATAAAAAAGTCAGTCCAATTGTCTTTTATCGGATAACAATCATCATCAAATAAAAAGATATAATCGCAATCCCTTAATGTGTAAAGATTTTGATTTTTAGAGTATGCAACACCTTTATAATTAACATCTTCGTGAATGTGTAAATGATAGTTTGTAGGTTTAAACTTTTCAAAATATTTAAGCCACCTTTCAACGTATTCTTTTCGGTTAGGTGTTGTTGTTACTCCAATACCGATTTTAAAATTTGTTTTCTTGTTTGAGTCCATTTTTCTATGTTATAATGTTTTTCAATATATTTTTGTAAACTTTCTGCATACTCTTTTTTCATTGCTTCATTGCGAGTTAATTCTCGAATAACCTTAAACCATCCATTAACATCGTGATTGCTTAAAAATATTGCTGTTTCTTTGGGGAAAGTGTTATAAGGTAGTACATCAGAAACTATTGCTGGGTTTCCGTGCATGCCAGCTTCAAGTAGTTTGATTTCGCTTTTGCATTCGCTAAATAGGTTATGTTGTAAAGGTATCAAAGATACATCGGTATAATTGTATGCTTTGCCATACTCATGTACGTGTAAGCTGTTTAGTCTTAAATATTTATTACTATCAAAATTATTTGCAGAAAGTACGCTTTCGTAATACTTATAGTCTTCGTTGTCATTATATCCTCCTAAAACAAATTGAGCGTTTAAATTGTTTCTATATGCTTTTAAAATAGGCATCTGTAATATTGATACATCAACTTTGTGAAATATTCCTGCTATATAACCAAAACGTGTTTTTTCTGACTTTGTTTTATTAGGTTGCCATTGTTCGTCCATTACATCTAAGCAGTTTGGAATTACCTCAACTTTATTCGTGTACTTTTTAATCTTAGTTGCCAAATGTTTAGTAGTTGTAATTACTAAGTCAACATTCTTTAATATTTCAATTGTTTGGTCAGGTATATTATATTGTCGGTAAATTTTGTAAAGCTGGTGTGTTTGAGGTAACAACCAAATATCGTCAATATCAAAAATAACTTTAATACCAAGTGAATGGTACCTTTTAATTATTTCAAGTGATTTGCCACTTGTATCTATTTCTCGCTGATAAACAACTGCATGATAATCTTTTAACTGGTTATCGGATAAAATATCTAAGTCAGGGAAAACATCGCACTTAAACTCTATGCTATCACTTATTTTTGAGAATGGTACAAATAACCGATGAAAAGAAAGTCCGTTTAATTTCTGTAAGTTACATTTGATTGCGAGTTTTATCATGTTCTAATTTTAGTTTGTCTTTAATCTGTTTAATATCATAAAATATTGTTTGATAGGGTATCTTTGTTTTTCGTGCTACTTTTTGAAGTGAGCCGAGTTCTAAGTAAATTTTAAAAAGATTTATTTCGTAATATTCAAATTCTGTTTTGGGGTTTTTATCTATAAAGTTGTAGGCAACAGTAAAGTCAATTTCTTCAATGCTTTCATCTTCAATTTCATAATCTAACCACTCCCAAAACTCAAGATTCTTATTTATGTATTTTTTTTTAAATTTATTTGAGTGCCATGTTCTCCAAACAACCGCTGCAAAAAAGTGTTCTAAGTTTCTGATTTCAGCAAAGTTAATTTTCTTTTCGATTATTATCAAAATAGCTTCCTGGTGCAAGTCATCCGCTAAATGTGAGTTGTGGCAAACATTATTCGTTATTTTTTTATATTTTTTGTCTTTTATTAGTTGCTCAATCACCCCACAAAAGTAAAGCAAATAATAATATAATAGCAAACAAAATAAACTGCCAATCTGTTTTTTTTAATTTATGCTTCAATTTGCTTTATAACTAATTTTTCTAATAGGTTTAACTCTTCGCTTGTTAAGTTATCAATGATGTTCAATCCATTGCTTAATACTTCATATATTTCAAATTCTGAAGGTATGTAAGGATAACCTATGTCCCCATTACTATATGAGCAGTAACTTTGTTCTTTGTAGTATTTGCCTGTTATTTCGTAATTATTTACTTGGTACTTCATTTAGTTTTGCTTTTAAGATTTTAATGTATAAATCATAATTAAATTGTTGTCTTACCGAATTTTCAGTTTTCTCGCTCCAAAATTGTAAGCAAGTCATTAAGTTAAATTTCATTTGGATTGTGAAAGGTTAAAATGTTTAAAATATCTTCTGTAATTGCATTTGCCATTTTCTGTAAGTTATTAGAGATTTCAACCTCAGTAAACATGGTAAGTCGCTCTCTTATTGTCTCGTATTGCGGAGGGGTATCATAATCCCCTACTTCAACCAGTCTATCGCAGATAAACTTGTTATACTCGCAAGTTACAACACATTTATTATCTCTGATGTAGCTATCCCATCTTAACTCTAAAAGAGGATCTAAATAACTGTTTTGTTTGTACATGGCTACCACACCTTGTATGAAGCCTGAAAATACGTCTTTGTTCATTGTGTTTGTTTTTTAGTTGTTGTTAATTAGTTCAATTTCTTCAGCGTATTCTTTTAGTAACCATTCTATTACACTTTCATCTTCAGGAATATCAAATGCTTCACGAGTTCCATCCGTTGTTGCTGATAAGTAATGTTTTGCGATTTCTTCACCATTGTAAGAAATTCTTGTGTAACCTGCTAATGCTTTTGTAATTGTTATCATATTCTTTGTTTTTAATTATGAAGCAAATATATATCAAATATCAATACAATGCAAATAAAATAATAAAATTATTTATAACTCATTGATTATCAATCTAATTATTTTTATAATAATTTTAAATTTTTAATTATTTTATAAAGTACATTAACTACTATTGAATTACCAGCTTGTTTGTATGCTTGACTATCAGATACTGGCCAAGTAAATGTATCAGGAAAATCCATAAGTCGAAAACATTCACGAGGTGTTAATCTTCTAATTCTATAATCTTTATTTATTATTGGTGGATTTTGTCCAGTAAAATTTTCTTTCCAAGTATCTCGCATCATTGCCATAATTGCAGGTGAATTACCATCTTGTCTCCATCTTAAACCTTCATCTGTTCTATAATCACCAATCATTACACCTTGATTACAAGCAGTATCTAAAGTTTGTGCAACTTCTTTGCCAACTCTACCTCTTCGAGTTTCTGAATTAGGTACACTAAAATTAATACTATCTCCCTCTTTTGCTTCCTCATATCCTTTTGATGTAGCTGACTTAACTATAAAACAAGGAACATCACCCCCCACTTTTATGCATTTTGAAATGTCTTCTTTTCTATAATCTTCTCTTGAAAAATCCATAGGCTTGCAATCTTCAAAATTACTTTTCATAATTGATTTAATAGTTTTTTCACTCAAATAATACTTATCATCAACATCATTTTCAAGTACATCTTTAAGTCTTTTAGTTAAATATTCGTCAACAGGAAATCTAAAATTATTATCTCTTTCATCTCTAATTCCTATTAAAAATACTCTTTCTCTATTTTGTGGTACACCATGATGTTTAGCATTTAAAACTTTCCAGTGTAAATGATAAGGAACTGAATCATCATAAGGAAACAAAACTGGATTTCCATTTACTGACTTACCGCCTAACATATTAACCCATTCACTAAATGTTTTACCATTATCATCTGAAAGTAATCCTTTTACATTCTCAAATATAAAATATCGTGGTTTATTTACTTTGATAAATTCGTGACTATTAAAAAATAAAATACCTCTTTTATCATCTTTGCCTAATCTTTTACCAGCCAAACTAAATGCTTGACAAGGTGGCGAAGTCATATAAATATCTAAACTTTCTTTTGGTATTTCTCTATCATAAACATTATTTGGATAATATTTAGGTTCTCCATAATTATGAATAAATGTTTGCCTTGCATACTTATCCATATCACAAGCAAATATTGTTTCGTATTTAATACCTAATTTTATTAGTGCCTGATCAAATGCACCAACTCCTGAAAAATCGCTACCTACTTTTATCATATTCTTTTTAAATTATCAAATGTTTTACCTAAAACTATGGTTTCAAATCCAAATTTTAATAATTCATCATGTCTGAATTTTTGCAATGGTGCAACTTTACCTTTTTCACTTTTAACTTCAACAAAAAATGCTTTACCATCTTTTAAACATATTAAATCAGGAATTCCGTTTTTATTTGTCTTAATTAATTTAATTACATAATAACCCATTGTTTCATATTCCTTAATTAACTTTGCTTGTATTTTTGATTCCAAAATCATTCATAAAAATTTTAGTTGTATAATCTTTTTTATTTAATACTGCCTTATAAATTTTATCTTCTATTCCATTTTCAGAAAATATCCAAAAAACATCATTGCTTAAACGATTCATAGTTGTAAGTCTATCACGAGATTGCCAGTAAGAAACAGCACTAAAATCTATGTTATAATAAACTAAGTATTCAGCATTTTTTAAACTAATACCTTCACGACCTGAAACAATTTGTAAAGCAATACATTTATCTGAATTATCAAATTCTGATAAGTCAGTTGTAAGTAAATCTCCATAAATATATTTTAAAGCATTATATTCTTCTTTAAATTTGTAAAATATGCCTATTTTTTGTCCAAAGAATTTTTTATATATAAATTCAGCCTTTGAATAATCAATAACCTTAGAATTTCCACTTTCAAATTTAATTGTTCCTGAATATAACTGATGTAATTTAGTTAATAGTTTAGTTGGTGTATCTGCAAGCACTTCTTCTTCTTTGCCTTGTATTACTAAATCATTTTTCAATAAATCAATTACATTGTAAGTTGATTCCTTTAATTTAACTCTTAATACATTTTCATTTACTTTACTTGTGAAACCTGCATTTTGTTGAGTAAAAGTAATCATGTAATTTCCTATAATTTTATAGATTAAATCTTTATTGGCATCTGAATAATCAATGGCTTCACCATAAGATACATAAAGAGTTTTTTTATTTACATATTTATCTGCCCATCTATAAAAGTTTTTCTCAGGAAATGGTGAGTAATTACTTACCCAAAATTGATGATAAATTTGAGAATAACTTTCAGGATGTGCTGTTCCACTT